TCTTGGGTCTGCCGCTCGGATTGTAGTCAGACATCCTGATACCGAGACGGTGCAGATAGCCAATGATTGAGCCCTTGGTGCGTTTGATGACTTCGCTGATCTCGCGTGAGGTGTAGCCTTTCTTAGCCATCTCGACGCAAGTCGTCTTCTGCTTCTCGGTCCAGAGAACTGACCTAGCCATCACTGCTTTCCTTCAGCGCGGCGATTTGTTCCGCCCTTGCTTTATCTTTTGCCAGCAGAAAATGACTAATTATTTCATCCGCACTTTTATAACTATTGCCGCCGTCATCTGTAAGATACCATCCAGCATCTCTTATCATGTCGTCGTATTCGTGTATTTCCTCCCGCAACCGCTCAATCTCGTCGGCCATTTCACGCACGACTTTTATGCGTTGCAATTCATGCGTTTGAAAAGGCTGACCAGTTGTTTCTAATGGAAAATGTTGCCTTGCTTTTTCAAGGATATCCATCACTCACCCTCCTTCAGCGCGGCGCGAGCGTCGTGCACCCACTCTCTTCTCAATTTTGGAGAATACTCAGTAGCGTCATGTGCCGCTAATGCACGTTTCAGAATTTCCCTCAACCGCTCGTTCTCAGCTCTTAATGAAATCAAGTGATCGAGCGTGACATCATCAGCGTGACGCAGCATCTTCTTGCTCCTGAAACCAATCATTTCCTAAACCTACAACTCAAATTATGAAATTGCTTCTCTTCGTTGATGGCAATCATTAAGGATGACTTGCCTTTCACGTCATAAGTAACAATCAGTCCACCGCCCACAAAAGACACCGTAACAATCAAGGTGTCATTCATCAGCATGGTGGTGCCATCGTAAAAAGGACCACCGTTGATTTGCACCAGAACGTCGTTAGTCTTTTCCCCCTTAGACACAATGTCGATGTATTCGTTTGAGTCTAAAGTCTTACATATAATCGAGGTTTGAGTAGCGTGTGCCGTTGCCGGCAACAGAGCCAACAAGATCGCGCCGAGCCATTTCATTTGAATCTCACCAGGTCTTCTTGCATTTGCATCAGAGTGATGGCTCGCATCTTTGCGTGAATGTGGCGCGTCTTCTGATGCTTGCGTCTGGCTTGCTCAAGCTGTTTTTGCAGTGTTTTGATCTCAGATCGAGCCCTTGGCTTTGTCAGGTGCCACCATAGGGTCGTAAGGCTTCGTAGAAATTTCTGCATTGTCCATCATCCCCATAAAATCTTCCCAATAAACGATTGCTATCGCCTTCTTGTTATCGGCTCGCGCAACAACAACAGGCATTTGACCTTCTCTGGCGGCAGCGACGCATTGCTCCAGCCATTGATACACAGCGATGTTCGCGTATCGCTTGCACTCGATCATGTAGGCGGGGAGATCAATGTCTCCCCCACCAGAACGCGTTTGTTCGAGGTTACGCTTTGCATCATCGTAGCCTCTGGCGCGTAGAGTCATCACGACTGCTCGCTCAAACTCTGCGCCTTTAGTGCGTTGCATCTTGCCCATCAGAACGGCACTTCGTTCTCGTCGCGTCCACCAACAGGCTTAGGCCACTGCTTGTCTTCGTTCTGGCGTTGATCCAGAGCCAAGCTGATAAGGTGGCCTTTAGGAGTTACCTTCTTCCACCCTGCAATCGTGATGCTACTGCCGGCAGCGTAGTCACGGTCTAAGATGATCTCGCCGCGATAGTCTGGTGAACGCTCTGACTTCTTCTCAGAGGTGAGGAGATTGCCCTGCCCAGGCCGTAACTGAAACTTGGTAGCCATTGTTTTACCTTTCCACATTATCAAAATTCCGCAACACGTCTTCGTTTGCGGCTTGCAGATCAAAGAGCTTGTCGGCTTTCTGATCGTCAGTCATCTTAGCTTTGCTAATTTTTTGGCACATTTCAGTGTATTGCGCTTTGAAATCTTCAAGGTCAGCGCACTTCATGTAGAGCTTCAACGTGCCGTCAGGATTAGGCACATAAAACGGGATGTAATTGCCTTCATCCTCTTTGGACTCTAGCTCGTCCATGATCTCGATCTGCGGCACTTGCTTGAGAGGCTTCACATCAAAGTCTTGCACTTCCTCGACCGAGTATTCGCCTACAATCACGGCGGGATACACTGAGCGGATACCTTCAGAGATCACGCGAGCGCGGAGCATGGCGCGTGGGTATAGCTTCCAATTGTCCTTGGTAGCCAGACCGATAGCCTTGGCCTGTGCAAGCGTCCAAGTGACTTCAAGAGAGCCGCCCTGCGGGTGAGAGAAAATGCCGCTGACTTGTTCGTCTTTGTAGGTCGTCCACTGCACTGAGCCACCGGCTTGCTGAAACCGTGCAAGCATCGCGTCAGCCTTGAGAGCGGGTCGGCCTTGGATCATGTGATAGTCTTTGGCAACAGAGGCGGGATGCCGCCCCTCTGCCTGAGCTACCGCCATCAAAGCGAGGACGGCGGTTGTGTCCTTTAGTCCAAACATACCTGATTTGGCGATGACTTCCGCCATACGCTCTTGCTCGTTAAATGGGACTAATGCACTCATTTTAATAAGAACCTCCGTGCGCCTGGCTTGGTTGCTACAAACTTCTCGTAAACGTCTGGCATGGTCTGAGCAAAGAGCTTCGAGTCAAAAGACTTGCTCTCCTTCGCGGCTTTCCATGTCACCAGAGTCTCATTGTAAGGTGTAATGATCGCGGTCTTGTCGCGCATATAGTTCTGCAACATAACCGTGATCTGCTCTTCCTTGCTCTCAAGCTCCTTGATCTGAGCCTTGATCTCTTTAAGCGCGGCACAAGCAATCTCGACAGACTGGTTACTGACAATCGCGTCATCGGTCGTCATGCGGTAGAGCTTTTTGGCTTGGTCGGTCGTCTCTGCGGGTGGCATTTCCCCGTTCTGACACTGCGCCCACCAGACTGCGGCCTTCTGGATAAACTCGTCTTTCATGGTGTCTGTGACATCGAGGCGGTAATGCCTGAAGCTCTGCCCGCCAAAGAGTACGGCTAGGTAGATATGAGAAACGTCAAAGACGGTAGCCTCATGCACAAGCTGAATGTAGTCGGTTTCGGGTATCTGTAACGGCTCGTCGGGGCCGCTAAAGCTCTTGATGTAGGCACCGTTATAATTCTTGACCTCTAAGAGCCCACCGTCCCCAGTGGTAAAATCGGTGTGCGTTTTGAGCCAAGTCTCGGTCTTGTGTATAACGGCTAGGTCGTATTCTCTGACCGAGATGCCGGTAGCCTCTTCAAACAGTCTGCCGATCACGGGCTGCATCTTGAGGCCCATCTGCACGGCCTCTACACCTGACAGGTCGGGGCGATCTGCTTCGCCGCGTTTCTCTAGTATGACGTCCACAAGGTGACCAGAGACAGCTCTACGGCTGTCAGTTGCCCACCACCCTGAACGTCGCGCTTCAGGGCTAAAGTCATTCATTTGCGCTTCTCCGCAAGTTCATAAATGTTGTCTTCTGCCAAGTCCCGCTTGGCCCAGTATATGTCACGGCTTGCCATGTCCACGTTGGTTAGCAAGTCGCTTAGTATTGCGAGGGTTTGACGATCTGCATAAGGCACAGTGAATACAGCAAGTTTCGCCTGAAACTCTGCTACAAGTTGTGCAAGTTCATCTAGTTTCTCTTCAGACATCCGAATCACCTCTGCACACTTTCTACAGAGAAATTGATTCGCTTGTCAAGCACGTTGTCACACGGTATATTTTGGCTATCAGCAACAACAAGCAAGAAAGGTCAGTTAAATGTCTGATAATGTTAGAAAAGTTGTCATTCTTTCGCAAGATCAGTGGGCTGAAATCGCGCAATGGCGGTGGGACAATCGCATCAATACAGAGAGTGACAGTATGCGAAACCTGATTGCGGCTGGTTTACATTATTACAAGCTGATGGCTGATCTTGACTTCCAGGCCGCAGAATCGGCAGCCCTAAATCGGCTCAATAACAATGCGAGTGCTTGATCTCTTCTCAGGCATAGGCGGTTTCAGTCTCGGCCTCGAACGTGCGGGGTTTGAGACTGTCGCTTTCTGCGAGATTGACAAGAAGGCTCAACAGGTCTTGCGTAAGCATTGGCCTCATGTGCCCATTTTTACTGATGTCAAAACTTTGACAGGAGAAACTCTGCGTGAGCACGGCATCTCAGTTGACGTTATTTGCGGAGGATTTCCCTGTC